AAACTCAACCAGTCTATCTTTACGCGGAATCTACAAGAGTTAGGCGTTGATAGCATAGAAGCACTGAAGTATTTATTCCCTTCGAAAACGGATGATGAAATCGCGGGCATGCTCTCCGGTTTCCCATTCCGAATGGTAGGGGAAGTACAGAGGGCCTACTCCGCATTTATTGATCTTGTAAATCAAGAAATGCGGACTCCACATCCGCAGCAACCGAATTTACCGATGGCTGCGGATCCGAGACTCGATCTCACTCCCTTCCTTTACCGAACACTCGAAAGCCTACAAAAAGAGGTAACCTATGCAGGCCGATACCGCAATGCCGACCCAATCGGCACCCCAAGTATCCCCGACCCAGCCGATCAGCTACGGGGCTCCGGTGGCTCAGACGGCGGCACAAACCCCGGCGGTTTCAACCAATCCCCAGTGGGTGTCACCTTACCAGCAAGCGGTGGTCCCAGCCCCGCAAATGCAGGCACAGATGGGGGTGAGCGCTTACCCCTCAATCCCTACAGCGTCGCCATACCAAGCACCCCAGGTGCCCCAACAAGCGGAGAACCCGTACAAGGAGGCATTCAACAAGGTGGTGGGGCTCCTGAGTTCGCCCGTCCAATTCCCGTTCCAGGGTCAACAGTCGGCGCAGACCCAGGCAATCGACCCGGCCAGCTACGCTTCCCAACAAGCTCCCCAGTACAACAACGCGGGGATGCCGACCTCTATGCCTGGGATCAACAGCAACCCGGCATATTCCAACGCCTCTTCCCAAACTTCGCTGGAAATCAGCCCCCAGCAGCTCCGCGCCAACGGAGTAAGCGAAGCAAGTCTTGAGGTCATTGATCACTTCGGTGCTGACGTTCCCGCAATCCTCAATAACTACGCTTGTCAGCTTGAGGATTCACTGATCACCACCAACAGTCAGCTGATCGAAGCAGTAAATCTGCTTCAGGAACTCTCCAATGAGCACAAAGCTTACGAGACGATCCTGACTGATCCTGACGTTCTGGCTGATTACACCTGTGAGTTCTTTGGTGAGAACGGTCCTTATCCAATCCCTGACGAAGAGATTGGTTACGCTCGTCCCCAGGCCCAAGCTGTTGGTCAGCAGTTCCAACGTCCTGTAGCTCCTCAACGCCCTGAGATGCCCATCCCTCCCCAACCTCAAGCACAGGGTAACCCTGTTGAGTTCTGGAACAGCTTCGGTTCCGTTGCTGAGCGCGATCCCGCCAATGCCTGGCGCTACCTGAACATGGCTTCTCCCGATGCCTTCCGTCAGAAGCTTCTGGTGATGGAGTGATCTCCTTAATACACTGAATGTAAAATAAGGGGTAGTAAAGCTGCCCCTTTTTTATTAGAAATTGCTATGGCGTCTAAAAAAGCAAGTGCCAGGGACAGAGCCGATCAATTCTTGGCTGCCATTGGTACCGCAGGTGGTCCGATTGGTGCTCCAGGTCTTGTAGCCTTTGGCGCTAGTGATGTGGCTCGTCAAATTCAATCTGGAAACATCGACCAATATGCTGCGATTCGAATGATGAATGGCGGTCCTGTTGTTGGAGATCCAAATGCTCCTCAACCGAGGATGCCGCAAGATCTAGATGCAGCTTATTTAAAGTTAAATCTACCTGGCTCTCCACTGCCGCGTAATGGCCTGCTTGCTCCTCAGTTTCAAAAAGCGGCTGAAAATATTCAAAATCAGCTGATCAATCAAGAGCAATACGCAATGATGTCGATGATGCCTTTAACCGGTCAGCTGCCGATGCTCATCCAACCACCCATGCCCCAGAAAAAAGGAGGTCGCTGATGGACAAGTCTAAAGCTAAAAAGGCCGTTAACAAATCTACGAGCCGTAAAAAACAAGCAGAGGCTAAAGCTGCTCAAGTTCTGCTAGCGATGCAAGCAGCTGGTGGTGGGGCACTTGATCCTGAGATTCAGGCAGCGCAAGTTGATATGCAACCAGCAACGGTAAACCCGTATCACGCGATGGGTTCGATGGCTCCCATGCAGTATGCAGCTGGCAACATGCTAAATGGTTACAATTATCCGGTGATGATGAACCCTGAAGGTTAATAACCTGGGTTGATGAAGTAATCTTATAATTTTATTAATGGGACAGAAGTTCCCAGATTTCCGGGTGATTTTTTGTCGCCATTCAGGGATCTTCTGGATCTCCGGTGTCAGCTAAACCTACGCTGAAGAACCACAATGTTTATTGATAACGACTTTCCCAAGCTGTTGGGTGCGGAGCTGTACCGCCCCCATCCGGCTTATATCGTGGAAATGGCTTGCGAGCCCGTTGTAGTCCACGACTTCACCAAACAGCCGGGTCAAACCGTTCAGCTCGACCGCTATCGTTTCTGGGGCAACCCTGGTACGAAGACCAACCGTGAGCGTACCCAGGATCAAACCATCGGTACCGCTAACAGCCGGTCGATTGTCAAGGACAAGGTGCTGGTGTCTCTCCGTGAGTACACCGGTCCTGCAGACCCGAACAACGCCAACCTCCCGAGCACCTTCAAGATTGCTCGCGAGACTCTGATGACCGCTCAGCGTCTGCTGCTGGACACCGGGAACCTCAGCATGTTCCACCAGTCCATCGGTTCGCTGACTCTGCTCGACGACTATCGTCGTTGGCGCGACCGTGTGTTCCTGGACGAACTGTTCAAGTCTGAGTCCCGTGGCGCCTCTTCGGATACCCAAGGTGGTTACTACTACCCCAACAGTAAGACCAAGGCTTCCTCGACCAGCCTGAATGCTTATTCCTCAACCGAATACGCTTCTGAGCGCTTCAAGTTCAATGTGAAGACCGACCTCCTCGAGGTGGTCAAGCAGCTGCGTAAGCGCAACGTGCCTGTGTTCGCCGACGGTTACTACCGTTGTATCGCTGATCCTTCCTTCATGAAGGACCTGCGTGCCGACCAAGGTTTCCGTGAAGTGGCTCGATATCCCGGCATGGGTCAGCCCAACCCTCTGATGGGTATGATGGCTCCCAACGCTGCTCTGTATGGTGGCGGTCAGTTCGGCCAGGCTCAGTTCGTTGCTGGCGAGCCTGTGATGCCTTCCGGCTTCGTGTTCGAAGGCGTGCGTTTCTTCGAGTCCACCAACTTCCCCGACAAGAGCATCTCTGTCGACATCGGTAGTGGTGGCGGTGCTGCTACCCGCACTACCCCTGCTGGTCTGTTCTTCGGTCCTCAGGCTGTTGGTGTTGGTATCGGTGGTCCTAACGCCCAGGTGCTCATCAACAACAACGACGACTTCAGCCGCTTCATCATCCTGATTTGGCAGCTGTACGCTGGCTTCGCGAACCTGAATAAGGACTTCGTGACCACTGCCTTTACCATCGTAGAGTGATAAAGGAGGTAACTAACTAATGGCTGCTTACAAAGAAGAAGCCGGCGCTATTCTCCAGCCCGGTAACCAAATCAACCGCCTCTCCTCCTACAACACCGAAGGTGTTTATGCGTGGCCTGGCGTGGAAGCTTACGAGCTGATCGGCTATGTCAAGATTGACAATGTAGCCGCTGATAAGGCTTCGTTCAAGAGCTTCGATATCATCGTCCCCTCGCCTGATCGTCGCCCTGACGATCGCGTGCGTGACAATCGCACCTCTCTCGTGGTGCAAGCCAGTGCGGCTCGTCCTGCCTACATCTACGGCGCCTCTATCGCTGTGGCTCAGGACATCCCCTCTGGTGGCCTTGCCGGCTTCCCTGCCTCCCCTGTGACTGCTGACATCGGCGGTACCAGCACTGAAGGCCTGCTGCTCGGCCCCAACAACGCTGGTGCTCCCTTCGGTGTGCCTGCTACCCAGGCTAACGGCCTGGCTGCTGCTACCGCAATCGTCTCCGCTACCACCAACCTGTTCGCTCAAGGTCTGAGCGACACCACCGTTGGTGATCTGCCCTTCTGGACCGCCGTTACCACCGCTGGTATCGACGACCAGGATGCTGCGAACTCGATGTTCTACAAGGTTACCGCCGACACCACCTTCAAGGTGTTCAACGTCAATGGCGTGACCTCCACCACCGTTGACGGTGACGGCGTGTTCATCAGCGCAGATGACTCGACCGCTGGTAAGGCCGGTTACCTCGTGTGCCGTGTTAACTACCTGCGTCCTGCTGCAGCTGCTGGCTGGGAGCAAATTAATGAGTTCATTGATTTTGCTTCTCAAGTGGGCGGCAGCGACAGCTGATAACGCTCTCAAGAAAAGGCGGGCTCTTCGGAGCCCGTTTTTTTTGTGCCCATTGAAAGTTGTGGATGTAGTTTGTTAGGCTAATCAGAGACAATAATTACACAGATGCTGTACCAATACCGAGTCACGGGTGGCCTGGTAGAGATGGTGTCGAAGCACGGCGATGGAATCGTTATGTGCCTTGACTCACAGGATGAGGTTCTCTACGTCGAAGAATCTGATCTCATCCCTCACCTAGAAGCTACGACTGAGCAGATTAAAACAGAAGAGCGTTTGACGGCTCAACTGCAAGCTGAAGGTGTTAACCCAGCCAAACCCACTAAGAAAGAGACGTTTCCGCTTGATACGCGGCTTAACATCAACACTGCCAGTGCTCGACAGATTGCCGATGCTTTACCTGGCGTTGGACTCAAAACAGCTCGTGATATTAAAGACCTGCAACTTTCTCTTCCCACTGAAAAATTTCAACGTCTCGAGCAACTGAAGTCAATTAAACGGGTGGATTGGGACGAAATTTTCAAGGATAATTTAGTTCGGGTTGAGTGATAATTTGCGCGTGCTAGTGTGTTACTGGGTACATCTAAGCCTCTTGTGCCCATAACGCATTCTCTTGAGTAATGCAACTCGATAATTTCCTCAAATCTAAGGTTCGCTGGCACCTGGGCTATAACACTACGTCTATTCCGGCAGGTGACTTGGCGCGTCTTGAGGAAGCTGTCAACAACATTCCGGATTCGTTCTGGTATTCAAAAATTGTCGAACAGGTCAATCGGTGCGATGAAGCTGAAAAGCGCACTGATATGACCGGCAGCGTGAATAACAATACTGTTCCCCGTAGTCGTATCGAGAGTATAGCCGGTGACGTTGACCGTACGATTGCAACTTCTGATTTTAGGGACACGCTGAAAACATGGACGGCAATTTACATATACGAGACGGATCGATTAGCCCTACATCTTTATGTCCCCAATTATCGAAATCCCGAGCAAGCTCGGTATCGATTCAACCGGGAAGGCGCTGAATTTATCCAAGCTCTTCCTGGCCCTGCCGATGTTGCTGTCGGTACTCGGCTTATGTTTGAAAACAACTTCCGCTGAAGCAGCAACGAGGTACA